GAATAGCTTTCGATAATCTCATCAGTTGGCTCTTGGCCCAAATCCTCTTCGTAGGACTTGGTGTAGTTGTCATCCTCGTTACGGAATGCGAGGGTATAGCCTTTCTTTTCATAGGCGGGGAGCGAATAATTGTCGCTGACTTTGGCCGTCCAGTCTACAAATTTATTGCTTGCGAGAATCGACTTGTTACTCATCAGGAAATACTTTTTCCCGGAAAAAAACAACGTGCAGCAAGGTATTTTGAGTAGACTGATAAGAAAATCGCTCAAGTCCATGTCCGGCATCGAGTCGGCAAGATCGAGCGTACATTGGGTAGGATATAACCCCGGCCGGGCACCGGGCGATGTATCTTTTACCCCGTATCGGTTGTCGTATTCGGAACTTTTGTAAAGTCCGAGGATCGCTAACATATTGAGGAGTTTTTCGAGTTCCGGTTCCCCCAGCTCTAACTCCGGAAGGATTTTATCGAGGATATAACGTACTTTGATCGCTGGGACAACATAAGGCCGGGTGGTGTAAAGCCAGTTCGCATATTTATCGACCGTTGAGCATTCTGCTTTCGTCGGCCCCGACGTCACATACTCGATCGAGGCGCTCATTGCCTTGCGCATAATCTGGGGCAGGCCGAACTCGTCATATAGTCCTTTACGGGCGTTTTCTACCATCGTCGAGAATTTGATGTCCTCAAATCCGGAGAATGGGATGTCGGTCAGCTTTCCTGTGACGATGTGGTCGAATTCAGCCCCGACGAATGAGTATTGTAAGGACTTATCGGAGTAGTCGTCATATTTCAGTTCACCCTGAAATGCGACTATGCCATTGAATAACGCCTCGCAGGCGGCAGTCTTGCGTGACGGCCGCCGCCGGATGCCGGGTGTGAATCCGAAAAATTTGCAGTTTTTCGGCGACAGTTTGAATTCAACATTCGTGGAAACGGCCACTGGCACCCTGTCATCTTCAAAGATTGGATTGTCCAGTGTAAATGTCACATCCTGATCAGGCTGTACATCGAGGATTATGCCCTCGGATCGGAATTGTATCATCGTTTTTTACCTCCAATTTGCCCACGTTCCCGCGTGCGGTTGTACTCTTTCATTTTCGCAACGATTCCGTTCTCGCCCAGCATTGTCACGTAGGCAAGAATCGGATTCTTCAGCACGTCGCATAGACGATCGACGGCCGCGATGAATTTGCCGGCCGTGCCTGCGTCCAAAGAGGAAAGCCCCGTGTCTGTTGTGTCGAATGACGGGATATCTCCTGTTGGGCCACCGGATACGAATCCGGGTACCGGTGTATTTTGCCGGTATACGGCATTGAAATCGAAGCTGCCGAGTGTCCCCTGTCGGCGGGCCGCTTCGATCGTGTTCAGTACGGGAATCAACGAGGGGTTATCCATTGCGGCCGCTGGAACGACATACTCCTTCCCGTTTTCCGATACCAGCACCGTCGGCGATGAGATGAAGCCTCGTTTATCCGGAGAATAACGGGCGTTGAATTTTTTGCCGTCCTGCATCCGTTCGATGACCTGACCACCCTCTTCGGCGCCAGTCGTTATTGGGGTTGATGCAATCATAGCGATTTGTGCGGCTCCCATAGCACCGACGATAGCGGCAAAGATCGCACCCAGAGGCCATCCCCATTCAGCCAGTGTTTTCGTGACACCAGTTGCCGTATTGATGATGGCGGAGGTGATGTTCATGGCCTTCTGGCGCTTCGCCTGTTTGATTTGCATCTCTTCTTGTTTGGCTTCGAGATCTGCGGCCATTCGCTCCTCCTCTGCTTGTGCTTGCTCTTCGGTCATCAGTCCTGCTTTGACACGCTTCTCGTTGGCTTTTTTCTTCTTATCCTGATTTTTCTGATATTTCTTTAATTCTGCGTTTTCCTTTTTGGTCATCATATTGTCGTAGGTAGTATATACCTGCAGCGCCGTTTCCGTAGCTGCGCCAATCGCTGTCATGGCGGCATGTACTGCTTGCAACGCTTCTTCGGTAGAAGCAGCCCCGTTCTTCAGCACGTCAAAAAATTTCATCCAGTCCGATTGTGGTAGGCCCATGAACGTTGGGTCGTTGCCGGCAAAAGAGAATGTTTTCTGCTGCCCGTCGCCGAGAACTTCCAATACGCCGATGATCGCTGTCCTGACATCTTCGAAACGATTGACGAGATTTTGCTTCTCTTGAGCCGAGAGAAGCTGCGTGTCGAGTTGGATGCCGTCGAACATTCCAGACTCGATGAGCGTTTTAAGTTGCGCAGAGAGTTGAGTCAGGTGTTCGAGTTCCAATCGGGACTCTTCTTCCGCTTGGGCTTTCCGTAGCTGTTTGCGTTCAGCGGCCGAGCCTTGGAAGTCGAGGAGTTCCTGCTTGTGGCGGTTCTTGAGCTGTTTCTTTTGCAGCTCATAGGTCTCCTCTTCCCGCTTCAGTCGATCGTCGATCTCGTCGAGCCGAATTTTGGTGATGTTGCGCTGGTGGGCTTTCTCCAGAGCTTCCAATGCCGCGGCGTTGCCTGCGTACCTCTTTTTCTTCAGTTCGTAGTCGGCGTTCTCCCGCTTGATCCGATCGGTTTCCGATTGCTGGAGAAGTTTGTTTATCTCCTCTTCTTTGGCTGCGGCCGCCTTCTTCTGCTCAAGTCGTTTGTCTGCGAGTTGGTTCTGGATTTTGAGCCGCGTAGCCCCTTCATCGATATTTTTCGCAAGGCGTTTTTCCAATGCCGCAATTTCCAGTTTCAGCAGCTCTTCGTTGAATTGGGACGCGGATACGATTTCCCCGTTCTGATATTTCTCCTTGAGTTTCAGTTTCGCGGTCAGGAACTCTTTGTCTTTTTCGAGCGACCATTTGCCTGTATCGTCCGGGGCGGTGGGCGTTGTATTTGTGGTCGTGGTGGTGTTCAGATTGAGAGGGGTGGCGAACTTACCGTAGAGAGTGTCCAGCATCGAGAGAGCCTGCTGGCATTCGGTCACGGTATTGCGTAATTCTGTGGTGATTTCTTGTAAGGCGATATTTCGGCCTGCAGGATTCCATGCCGATCCGGTGAGGTTCAGCCCCAGATTTCGTAATTCCATATTGAGGTCGGAAACTGCCTGACTTTGTTTTGCAGAATCGTTTCCGGCCGCTTTTATCTTACCCGTGAAATCGACAACTGCGGCGGCGATCAATCTCTGCTTATCGGCGGTGAGCGACGATTCGTCTCCCCATTTTTTATATTTGTTCGTGATTTCGTCGATCGCCTTTTTCGTGGCTGTCATCTCATCGTTGGCGATGCGTTCCGCTTCCTGCTTCCTGAATTTGAGCTTGATATTTTTTTCCAATTCGCTGTTTACCGACTGAAGCGCAATGGCGATATCCTCGTTGCTACTTTTCTCGGTAAGCAGGTTCGGAAGGTAGTTGCCGTACCGTTCATTGATGATTTTGATTGCTTCGGCTCGTGCGCGGCTCCCGGAGGCTGCGCGGGTCGCGGCCTCCTGCAATCCGTTGAGCTTTCGTTTCTCGTTGTCGATTTCGACCGCGGCTTCGGCGGCCATGTTCTTGACCTGCTTGTGGGTTTTGAATATTTTGTCGCTGAACAGGGTTACTGCGCCGATGGCGACTGAAATCGCTGTCACAATCCAACCCCACGGCCCGGCTTTGATGACGTTGTTGAATACCTGTGTTACCAGCGTTGCCTGCTTCGTAATGGCGATATACGCAATATGAGCTGCTCGGTAAATCACCATCGCCTTGTGTGCAGCAAACATTATGGTTTTGTAGGCTGCGACGGCCGCAACGATTGGGATAATCGCTCCTTTTGTCTGGTATAAGAATTTCACAAGACCCGTCAGCGCCTTCAGAAAGGTTACGGTGATCGAGGTTGTCGAGGTGAATGCCGGATTCAGTGTTTCGCCGAGGATTACGGCCTGTTCATGGAGTGCCTTCTTCTGTTTTTCGTATTGGGCCGTGGCACTTTCGTTTTTGGTGTTGAACTCTTCGATGACAGATGTGCCGGTTTCGAATGCACGATTGGCGATTTCCTGCTGCCGACGCAGCTCGTCGGTATTGGCCGCCAGAACGCCCAAGACCTGCACGCTACGTTGCCCGTCGAGTTTCATTGAGTTCAGGGCGTTCACGATCGACTGCATACCTTGGCCGGACTTACCCATACCTTCCAAAACGCGGATAAATGCCTCGTTCATATCTTCGCCCATGAGCTTTTGGAATTCGCTGAGGCTCATTTTGGCAATTTTTGCAAAGACCTCTGTCCGCTTGTACATGGCGGTAATTACCTGCCCGTAGGAAGTGCCTGCCGTTTCTGCCTGCTGCCCCAATTTGTCGAGTGTGCCGGCGAGGCCGAGGACGGACTGAATCGAGATATTTACATTCGGCGCCGTACCGGCCGCCCTTTTTGCGAAGTCAACGACAAAGCCCTCGGCCGCCGTGGAGGCCATGCCGATTTCGTTGATTGCCGAGCCGACCTTGAGCATACTCTGCTCGATGCCGTATTGTTCTCGGAGGTGGAAAATATCGACGAGTTTTCCGATCTGTTGGATGGCCGCTTCGACATTTCCGCCGAGGTCGCGGGCCAGCGAAACTCCGATTTTATCGCCTGCACGGGCAAATTCGAGCAGGTTTTGTTTACCTTCGATACCGAGTTTACCTGCGACTCGCACAATGTCAAGCAGTGAGTTGTGGGTGGTGCGGGTGTCTATCTTCTTCAGTTCTTCCGATACTTCGCGGATCTCCGTTTTTGTTGTTGAAGTGGTCTTCTGGGCATCGGTCAGAGCTTCGTCATACTCCAGAAAGGCGGCACGGGCTTTCTTGGTGCCCATGACTGCAAACGACATTGAGGCGAATCCGGCCGTGATCGCGCCGAAGAACTTGCTGAACCCGCCGGCCATCCGTTGCACGATGTTCCCCGTGTCGCGTGCTGATCCTTTGAGCGTCTTGATGCGGGCATCGACCTGCTTTAATTCAGCCCGATATTTTTCCCATTCCGTTGTGCCCGGAATCGCATTGTTGAAAACAGCGCGTAGACGCCTTTGTTCTTGTGTCAGATCAGAGATGGTCAGAGTGGCCAGCTTCATCTCGGAGCGAAGCTGCTGCATTTGCTCTTTGTTGGACTTGATGATCGCAGCATTTTTCTTGATTTCAGCTGCATTTTGCCGATATAATTCGGTATTCTCTTTCCCTTCGGCTTTAAGTCGACGCTGTTCCTGCCGAAGCTCGAAATTTGCGTTCGCGAGATCTCTTGTTTGTCGGCTTAAATCTCCGATCCGTTTTTGGGATTCGTCACCATTTACAATGATGTTGAGTCTTAAATCTTCATCCCGAATTGCTTTTCCCATATTCCTAATCCGTCAGTTGTTGCTTGATTTCTGCAACAACATCGTCGGTCAGGCCGTACATCAACCGGGAAGCAATCGACTCGTAGTGTCCGTAAGCGAAACGGGTGTGAATCTTGCGGGCACGCCGGACGAGCTTGGAACCATAGCGCAGAACCCGCATGTCGAGGAACCGTTCTTCGATCGTGTGCTGGTAGGTCATTGTCGCCGACATCTCGCCCTGTTCGGAAACAGACATCGAACGCTCATTGACCAGTCGGCCGGTGCGGGTACAGAGTTTCGTTGCCAGCACCGTATTCTGGTTCTTCAGCCATCGGTTCGACTCGTCGAGCAAAGTGCGCCGTATGTACTCTCCTTTGACAGTCATTTGTTGCAGTTTGCAACAAAAGTAGCCGCCCGAAGGCGGCTACAAAGGACAGGTTGAATAAGGGCTATCTGCCGGTCGGTAGGCGGAAAACTTCTTGCCGCCGTCGGTCGGCTTGCATCTTTCTTTTCTGTAGTTCGGCCCGTTCTGCGGTCAGCCGGGCAATCATTTCGCTTTGGGATTTGACCGTTTCGATCAGCTTTGAGAGAAATTCGCTCTCGATGCGGGATGCTGCAAGGCAGGTCTCGCCGATTTTCGTGTTTTTCATAGAGGTTTTAGCATTAAACCGTTAAACAAAATGTGGCTTCGTCTTTCCCGCTGCTAAACACCTCTACGGCTCGCCGGGGCATTAACCGCACGGCACGGGGGTACGAAACCACATAAAATTTTATACGCACAAAAAATGCCCGTATATTTCGACGGACATCATCCGCCGTAGAGATTGTTTAGCATTGCAAATATAAATAATATTTTGGAGAAAATGATTTTTAATGCAATAATTCATTGCTTGTATGTCTATACATCGCTACTGCATGCATGGGTCTGTTTCTGTTTCGTATTGCCCCCGTGTTTTAAAGCCATTCGTTCCTGATTCGTTTTCTCCGATATATTTGCTCAATAGCCAATGATAGACGTTTTGACCGCCACCCATTCCGGGCATAGTAACAACATAAGCCTGCTCGAATTCCCAGCCGAGCGATCCCATGTAATTCATTGCGTCAACCATCGAGTTAAAAGAAAGAGGCTTTCCGTCATCACCTACGAGCTTATTTCGTGAGGCCACACCACCCAGCGCATTGGTGCGCATGGCATCCTCTTGCCCAAAATCAATCCCCACGGTTACTTGAGATTTCGCAAATTTTTGCGTTCCCACGATTTCGCAGTAAACTTTCTGCTGTGCGATGACGTAGTTGCAGGCCAATACGGCCATAAACAAGAATAACAGTTTTTTCATAATTCAAGTAGGTTTAAGGTTTGCTTTACAAAGATACCCCCCCGCAATATTTGCAAGCGAATTATGAAAAATATGAATGCACAACGATAAAATCTCCGATCTTCTGGACGTACTACTTTGCATGATCTACTTTTTCACCTTCGGCGAAGATGAAAGATAGCTGGCCAGCAGCCACGCGAAAAGTAAACCTATGCCTATTGCTCCGAACATATCAGATCGAGATTTGTGTTAATTTATGTCCGAGGTCGTGCAGCGCGGCCTCGATCTCCTTCGCACGTTTTTCCGAGGGCTTGGAGTACCCGCATATATATTTTGCAAGCAGGGTTTCATTGATACCCATGCGGCGGGCCATCTGGCTGACGTTGATTTCCGGGAACTGGGCGAAAGCCATTGCGACCCTGTTGTCCGACGTTTCCGCCGGCTGATTAAAAAAGCCCTCGAAACTTAAATCTTCGTCCAGTTCGGGCCAATGAATACCCGACCGGGATAATTCGTATTTCATGCGCTGCTCATCGCTTGCCCGTGCCAGACGGGGAAAAGCGCGGAGAAGCAGACTGCCCGTCCGGCCGTCGTCGGTCGTCAGGAAAATCCGACCGTTTTCGAACCATATCTTTTGCGCTTTCATATTCGTATTATTTATCGAAAAACTCCTTCCACCGTTCAATAATCACCTCTTTGTTCTCTTCTATCCCCATGAGGGCGTGTTTTAACTCCCGTGGCTTCAGACCGAAATTTTCTATCAGTTTTATCTCCGGTTCGATCATGAATTT